CACACATTGGAAGATCCGATTCTTGAGCACATTGCCATGCTTTTGTTCAGTCACGGTAACTTTGAGCTTATCACTTGGGATATGCAAGAGGCTGATTTGGAAGATCGTAGGAAAGATCAGATGATAGCTTCGTTCAACAAACATGGTGCGCGGGCTTCGATTATAGTCCGTGCCTTTCGGAAATCTGGGGACCGTGGAACTTCCGCTCTCAACAATTTGGTCAATTTGACATTGTGGAGCGCCATGGTGCTGGACGAACCGGCGCAGGTGGTTTACAAACCAACTGCGAGAAAATATAGGATCAACGGGCAGAATACTGATTTTTCATTCTTTTACGAGGGTGATGATTCTATTGTGAGTTGTGGACAGAGATTGGATGTGGATCATCTCACGAAAGAATGGGAGCGGGCAGGGATGCGACCGAAATTGTTTCATCGGAAGAAGGGAGATGCATGGACGTTTTGCGGTGTTAACGGAATTGCCGGCACCGCTGCGGAGCCAGTTCCCCAACTTGCGAGAAACATTGCATCCAGTGCCTACTCTGTGTCGCAGGGTTTAGACACCGGTCTCGCTCGGGCTATGACTTTGGTTGGTAGGGTTGAGAATTTTAGGGATTCTTGCCCGGTTTTCGCTCACTATTTTGCTTGCATTGCCAGGCACCATTTGCAAGGCTGCACTCTCAAGTCTGTTCCGATGGATCGTGAGAGTCAGATGCAGATCTATGGTGATTACGATGATTCGAGGACGGTGAACATTGAGGATCTGCTGGTCGTAGACAACAGAACATCGACCAAAGGTACCGACGTCATCCAGGCAGCATGTGGTGCACCGCTCACGCAGGAACTTGTTTCCGCGATTGCGGGCTTGGACACTTTAGGTCCCGAAGATACTTGGATCTTCCGCCACATGCCGGCGGAATGGTTTCATGTGGAGGTCTGAGGGCACATGCATTAATTCGTCTGCGGACGGGAAAGGATCACAGATAGCATGCACCGGTGGCTTTTGAATTCCACCATGGAAGTCGGGGAGGCAGTTTGGAAACTGTCGAGATGTGGGAGCATGGGTTAACTATACCTGGCACATTTGTTCACATGTGCGATCCATGCGCGGTTGTAGCAGACCGTTCTACCACGGGCTTATTCTTCCGTGCCGGGCAGAATGCCACTGTCCCGGTCGGAGCCTGCCGCGTGCCTACAGGGGGCCGCTGAGGTGAAGGCTCCGCAGATTTCCGTATCCCGGACGGTTGGGACTAGCCATCCACGTAAAATCTGCGGATTGTACTCTCGCGCTGCTACCGGAAGCTTGACTGCAAGGGAGTGGGCCCGAATCCGGAAGGTGAAGGGACAGTCAGGTGACCAGCCAACTGTGTGTGAAAGGGAATTTCCAGCCTGGGGATCACATGGAAGGTAGGGGAGTGCACAAAATGACTACGGCCGAGCGCCCTGCGATAGTGGGTTGACTTGTCCGGGGGGGGTAGCACCATGTCAGTTTTGGCTCGCTTTTCGTGCAATGGTTGACTACCTCAGCACGGGGACTGTTGCCCGTGCCGCCGCGGTTGCTGCGGTGATATTTTCAATGGCATCATTTGAAAAATTAGGCAAAAGTGATCCTCGACTTGAACCAAAAGCTCAAAACTAAACACAGTTGTTTAAGTGCACGTGATTTTCGCTCATGGCATTATTCAAGTCTCGCCGCCGCAATGGTCACGGCCAGTCTCAGAAGGGACAGCAGCGGCGTCGGAACGGCCGGCGCGGACCTAATGCCCGGACTCTCGTTCCGGGAGTCGGAGCAACCACAAACACACCGTTCGGGGGGATTGTGGGATCTGACTTGCGATGCTGGGATGCCAAACTTCCCTTGCATTTGCCATTACCGCGAGCGGTGGGCCCATACACAGTCATCCGAGCCACCCGCAGAATCACATCTTCCAACAAACAGATGTTGTTCGGAACTTTCCAGGATGATGACTCGGTTACTGGGGTTGTTTGGAACAACATCTGTGCGCTCGGGTCAGTGAATGAGGCTCTGGGAACCGGTGCTACAAATAATACGAACAGGTATACGATTGATTTGGGTGGTCTGGGCTCCGGATGCTCTATCGTTCCAGCTGCTATGACACTGCAGATTATGAATCCGAATGCTTTACAGACTACACAAGGTATATTGTACATCGGTGTGATGAATACACAGGCTGCGTTTGGTGGTGATACCACATCATTCAAGGATAGATTTGACACATTTGTGGAATTTCAGAATCCTCGATTGTGTGCCGCAGCGAAGCTAGCTTTGCGCGGGGTGCAGCTGAATTCATACCCACTCAACATGAATAAAGTTTCAGAATTCACTGGATTGGGGGTAGCAAGTGATCAGGCTATCACATGGACCAGCTCCCTCCGGCCTACTGGTTGGGCACCTTTTATGGTTCTCAATACTGCGGCCGTCAGTGTTGAATATTTGTTGACAATTGAGTACAGGGTCCGTTTCGATCTTGACAACGTGGCGGTAGCTTCCCACACACATTATCCTGTTTCGAAAGATACTACATGGGACAAACTTACCAACGCTGCTTCTGCACTTGGTAATGGTGTACAGGATATTGCTGACATTGTGTCAACTGTGGGTGGTGCTGCGCGGGCAATGCGACCGTATCTTCCGGCCGCCAGCCTGCCCATGATTGCTGCCTAGGCAGCAGGTGCACAGCGCCCCGTGGTCCGTGTCTCACCGGACCCTGCTAAAGATAGTGCAGACTAGGATGTAG